GAACAAGGTGTTTTTGGCATTTCTTTAGTCAAAGCACCTGCAATGGAAGGAAATTTTATTGCACTTTCAAAAAACCAAAATATACAATTCAAAGAGGTTGACAAAGAACAACAAATTCTTTTAGGTTTAGTCTTAGAACCTAACAAACCCATTTACCGAGTTAATGAAGAAACACAAGAGGAGTTTAATATAGTTTTTAGTGAAGAAACTATAAAAGAACTTTCTTACAATTTTTTTAAACAGGGTTTTCAATCCAACAGTACAATCGAACACAGTAATAAAATAGATGGTGTTACATTTGTAGAGAGTTGGATAGTTGAAGACAGCGAAAAAGATAAATCTTCTTTATATGGTTTTTCATATCCAAAAGGGTCTTGGTTGGCTACAATGAAAGTTGACGATGCCGACTTATGGAACAATTATGTAAAGACTGGAAAAGTTCAAGGTTTTAGTATTGATGCAATGTTAGACCTAAAAGAAATTAATTTTAAATCTGAATCAAATATGTCAAAAGTAGAAAGTACCTTTTTGGACTCTCTTACTACTTTACTTGGTCTTAATAAACAAGACGAAATTAAGGAAGTAAAAGAGGTTAAAGAGGTTGAAAAACAAAAAATCGAGTTCGGCGAAATTAAAACGTCAGACGGTGAAGTTACTATTATGTATGAGGGAGAAACGCCAACAGTTGGTGTTGACCTTTACGTAATGCAAGGCGAAGAAAGGATACCAATTCCGCAAGGTGAATACCCAACAGAAGCAGGTATTATGGTGGTTGATGAAAACTCAAAACTTGCCGAGATTAAACCGCTACAAGAAGAAGTTGCAGAAGTTGAAACTGAAATGAGTGATAGTGAAATAGAACAAGCTATTAAAAGTATTTTGGTTAAGTATTCTGAACAAGTTAATTCTAAGTTAGAAGGTTTTGAAACTAAACTTAGCGAGGTAACAAAAGAAAATGAAAGTTTAAAAAATGAAATTTTAGAGTTTTCAAAAATGCCAAGTGCTAAACCAATCACAGCAACACCAGTTGCACCAAAAACGAAAAGAGATAGAATATATAATAAAATTTTAAAAAATCAATAAAATATGGCTACTACTACAAATGTGCAATCAAACTATATGGGCAAGTCGGCTGGTGAAATCATCGGTCAAGCGTTCAAAGAGGGAGAAACTTTAAGTAAAGGATTATTACGAGTTTATGAAAACATTAACTACGAATTAAACCTTAGAAAAATTAATTATACCGACGGGACTGCTGATTACGCTTGTGGTTTTGACCCTGCTGGGCAAATCGATTTAAGCGAAAAGAAATTAGTACCGTTAAAATTTAAAAATGACTTACAAGTATGTAAAGAAGATTTTCGTGCTACTTGGTCAGAAGATTTAGAGGGTGCGTCTGCATTTAACCTTAACTTAGCGTCAGATATTGAAAATGCTATAATGATTGAGGTTTTAGGGCAACACGCTGAAAAAATTGACAATCAAATATGGAACGGTGATAGTTCAAACACTGGAGAGTTTGACGGATTCATTAAATTATTCGATGCGGATGCAGATGTAATTAAAGGTACTGGTGCTGTAATTACTAAAAACAATGTTTTAGAAGCTTTAATCGCTGCTTTAGAAGCAACACCAGTTGCAATTAGAGATTCAAATGATTTAAAGGTTTTAGTTTCTGCTGATGTTTACCAAGCTTATAACTTTTACTTAGTATCTCAAGGTGTTGTTAACGGTTTAGGCGGTGCAAATATGCCTGTAACGTTTGCAGGTTACACACTTGAACGTGTTAGCGGTTTAGCACCAAACACGATTGTAATTTATGAGCGTGATAACTTAATTTTCGGTACTGGTTTATTAGCAGACCACAACGAATTAAAAGTACAAGATGAAGACGAAATTAACTTAATGACTGGTCAAGTTAGAATGAAAATGGTTTACAACTGTGCTGTGAATTACTATAATTCTGATGAGATTGTATATTATGTTGGTTTAGTAACACCTTAATAATAATTAATTAATCATTTAAAGGGCTGGTCTTATGGTCAGCCTTTTTTTTTAAAAACATATAAATTTATGAGTTGCGATATAACAAAGGGTAGAGGCTACCAATGTAAAGAAAGTCTTGGAGGTACTCAAAACCTATATTTTTTAAACTTCTTAGAAGATGCGTTTACTATTGATAGCGCACTTGGTGAAGCTACGGCAATAAATCCGTTAGTTACAGAGGTTTTTAAGTATGAAATAGAAGGTGACGGTAATCCGTTAGTTGAAGAATTAGTACCAGACATTAACACAGGTACAACGGTCAACACACAAACGCTTACGGCTATCTTAATGAAGATAACAGCAGAAACTAGCGCAGAACTTAATATAATGGCTTACGGTCGACCTTTGGCGGTTGTAGAAGATAGAAACGGAGTGTTTCACGCTATCGGATTAGATGACGGCTTAAACGTTACTGTTAACCAAGCTACTGGCGGTGCAAAAACAGACTTAAACGGTTATACATTAACGGCAGTTAGTACAACTGGTTCTTTAAGTCCTAAATTAGATGAAGCAACCATTACAGCGTTAAAAGCTTTAGTGCCATAAACATTTAATTAAGCATAAAAAAAAG